GTTTACATTCGTAACCCAAAGTGTGACGCAAGTGTGGGGAAGTGTGATTAGCCACACTTCTCCCACACTTCCCGCCACTAGTTATTAGTTACTGGTCAGTCTGCTCTAAGAGTTTATTGCGAAGAGCACGAATGTCTTCGATGGTCGTTCCCTCGGGGATGATGAGGTTGACCTGTCGCGCGTCGATGTTCGAGTCTCGGAACTCGGGGAATCGCTTGGCAAGAAGGTTCAAGGCTGCAACTGCCGGGCCTAGGGTCTTGGCCCCTCCCTCTCGTGCTTCCTTAATAATCGCAACGCACTCGTTAATGATGTACTCAACAGAGCCTACGTTGCGTTCAAACGCTACTTCGTTTGCCTTGTCGATCTGCTCTTTGATGAGCGGGTGGCGTTCCATTCTCCATGCGTAGTTAGAGATTGCGATTGGGTCAGTAGAGGTTCCCCCCGCTGCCTTATAGGATTCGGCAGGAGATAGCCCCTTTGCTCTGCAGGCAATGTAACGGTTATTGAATGGGGTAAGTCGTTTCTTGTTCATGGCGATAATCTATCATGCACGAATCGAATATGCTAGATTATGTCTATGGTTGAACTCACGGCTGAGGCAGCGATTGCATCTCTTGAACGAGAGATGTGCCGACTTTCCTTTATTGATTTCCTTTCCTTTGTCAAAGTTAGGTCAGACGACCCGTACAATCCAGGGCCGGTTCCTTGGAAGAGTTGGGAGTATCTAAATGAGCGGGCGTCGGCTTGGGAGGCGGGGGAGTCGGAGGTTATTCTTAAAGCCCGGCAGTTAGGTATGACGTGGTTGTTTGCTGCTTATGCAAACTGGTGTGCGAGGAACGGGAAGGCTGTCGGGGCGTTCTCTGCTGGACAGGTTGAGTCGAGGGCTATCCTCGATAGGGTGCGGTATATCGAGGAGTATCTTCCTCCTCATCTCAAGTCCAACGCTGTTATCAGGTCAGACGACGCTACCTATCCTTCAGGTGGTTCTATCCGCGTGTTTCCTTCTACGGAACATGCAGGTATCTCGTTTACATTTCAGGTCGTTGCTTTTGACGAGGCGCACTTCCATCCGTATGGGTCGCAGAACTACGCTGCTGTTAGGCCTACGCTGTCTGCCGGTGGTCAGTTCCTTATGTTCTCGACTGCAGACCCGACGCTCGGCCCTAACGGTTTCTTCCATGATATGTACTGGGCTTCGGTGCGCGGAGATACGCCGTATAAGTCTGTGTTCATTCCTTGGGATGTAAGGCCGGGGAGGGACACTGAATGGCTTAAGAATGAACGTGCCGCGTTTACAGGGCTTCCCGAGGAGTTCGATGCGTTTTATCCCTCGACTCCCGAGTCTGCCTTCATTGCAAAGTCTGGCCTTGTCTTTCCTCAATTCTCCACGGTCAGGCACGTCAAGCCAGCCGCTGTCTCTCTTGAGGAATGCCGCAGGGTTGTCGCTGGAGTGGACTTCGGTGGTGGCGACCCGACTGCCGTTGTTATCCTCGGCCTTGATGCTAATCAGCACATCCATCAGTATGCCGAGTTCTATAAGCGAGGCAGCGTCGGAGTTGATGAGATTGGCAACTTCCTTTCTCGCTACCCAGTAGACGCGGTGATGTGCGACCCGTCGCAGCAGACTTCTATCGCCACTCTTGTAGGCACGTACAACATGCCTGCAAGGAAGGCAGATAACCGCCGAGGAGACGGCCTTGGCCTTATGGCGTTCCTCCTAGACAACGACAGGCTCACTATCGACCCGTCTAACGTCCACTCCATTCAGGAGTTTCCCGGCTATCGGTGGGCTAACAGAACCGACCCTAACGACAAGACACGTTATGCCACCGCTACCCCGGTTAATAACCATGCCGACGCCATGGACGCACGCAGGTACGCAATTGCTGAATGCCTTGCCATGCTTATGCCAAGGAAGCGGATGCCTACTAGGACACTATCGGGGAGCCCGCTCAGTAGAAAGGCTGTTTAAATGGACGAGAACCGAATCAGTGAACGCAAAGCCCAGACTGGGGACAGGCGCTTTGCTTGCCAGTGCGGTGCCCATTACTTTGATGGTCAGATTGCCCTAGCCCACACTGTCATGGGCCACGAGACAGTTCTTGAAACGTACCGGCATGGCAAGTGGTACTACCACCCGCAGCCTGTCTCTGACTACCTCATTGAAATGCTTGAGCCGCGTCTTGGTGGCGAAGGCATGGAACTGTATGTTTCACGCATCGAAAAGATGGCAGAAGAGGCGGATCGAAACATGAATAGGATTAAGGCCAATGAAGCGGTATAAGTGCGTCGAGTGCGGCTACCCGATTATTGACGACGAAGACATCGCAAACGGGGCCAAAATCCCAAACAACGCAGCGGTTCATTGGCGTTCTTGTGTGTCTAAACGGTACTGGCCTTCATACATGAAGGTAAAAAGTAAATTCACTGGGACTACTCTTGACACCAAAGAAAGTGTTATGTTTACAGGTAAGAGTTCTACCGAGGGAGTAGCCACCCCGGGTTCTAGCGTTCTCCCCGATGAGGTGGTTACTGGAACGCCTAGTCTCTCGGTAGAACTCTAACTTTATTTCAACGCCAAGGCGGTTGTAATGGCTGAAGATTCGGCGTCCAAGACTGTAGTTCAGCAGCGGATTCAGCGATTGTTTGAATCTACTGCTGACATCAGGTTTATGATGCGTATTCGTCGCATCCTTGTATCCCGAGATAACGACCCGTCCGACGCTCAGTACACTGGCACCAATATTCCTGCGCCGTTCAATACAACGAACCTTGCGCTGCGAACAATGATTGATGCCCCTGCTTCAGCCGCTCAGCACTACGCTTCCCGCATCGCCTCCAACCTCCCTGACATTGAAGTCACTCCTATCTCAAGGCGTTCCACCATCTCTGCTGTTATTGATAAGCAGGCTGGAGAGCAGGAGCGAATTGACTCTGCTCTTTGGGAATCAATGGGTGGGCGAGAGGAACAGTGGAAGTGTGGCTGGGGAATGTCGCTTGGCGGCGTTTCCTATTATCTGGTTCTTCCGCGTGACGCTGACTTTGGTTTGCCCGACCGAATCTTCTATGACGATCTGACTGAAGATGAGATTGCTGGTCTTCAAAAGATTGGCAAGTCAACGCTCACTAAGGTCGAGTCGCCGTCTGGCAAACTTGTGTATGCGGAACCCGGAGATGTTTGGGCTGCCCGCCGCAAAGAAAAGTCCGAGGAACATACGATCTCCGGTCGCTCTCTGTTTACACTTAGGGCGTTCCCGCGCGATATGTGCGTTGTTGAAAAAGACAGCGACGGCGTGAAATGGGGCTTCATTGTTGAAGAAGTCCCCGGCGATGCCGTCGATGCAGGTTCAGAACTTGCTCGTTCCGCAGCCAAGATGCGCGGCATTCCCGAGGAAGACATCGACAAGTTCGGTATCTTCCTTGATAAGAATGGTCGCATCATTGGCGGCATCTCCCACGGAGGGCCAGCCGATTCAGATTGGAAGCGGCCTGACGTTGTTACTGTTGTCCGGTATTTCGACCGAGTCGATCAGGTCTTCATGGTTGCTCCGCGCGGCTCAGTTGAGTCTGCCTATGAAGTCTTCCGCAGTGAGCATGGCTGCAAGATTGAAGGAATCCCGGCCTGCCCGCTTGTTGAAGTCCCGTTCTTCCGAACAGACATCGACATCCCGCGAAAGGCATTCGCAACACCACTAGACAAGGTGTTTGCGTATGCCCCGCTGATTAACCAGTTGGAGACGCTGCTTTCCAACGCTGCTGCGTTCGACCTCATCCCCCGTTGGGTAGTCGAACTTAAGGACGGTTCTATTCTTCGCGGAGAAGATGGCGAACCCAAGATTGTTGAGTCTGGTCAGGTTCCCGGCCTGAACCCCAACGAGGCCGCTGCCTATCCCGGCACGCTGCGCCAGTTGACCATTCAGGCCGTAAGAGAGCACGGGGACTTGCTCAAGATTTACCTTGAGCAGTTGGCGCAGGCCATGCCGTCCCCTATTGCAACTGGCGCTTCCGGCGCTTCTGGTGCCGCGTGGACTGCACAGACGCTGATTCAGCAGGCGCAGGAAACGCTGCGCCAGCCTGTCGATAACCACGCCCGAGCGGTACAAACAATTATCAAGATGTGCCACTCGTGGCTCCGCGAACTTGATGTTCCGATTTACTTCACGTCTGCTCCCGGCTACCGCAAGAACCGCCGCAGCATCCGTGGTGTTATCGAGTTTGACCCGAAGAACTTCACCGATTCTATTTATGTCACGCAGGAACTCGACACTCCTGAAGAGCGAACTGTTCGCATTCAGGTTGGCATGGGGCTTTGGCAGCAGGGCGCTATCGACGACGACGTGTTTTATACCGAGTACATGCGTACTCCTGATGCGCGTCAGGCCGTTATTGATCGTTATGTCCAAATGATTATGGACTACGTTATCTACGGTAAGGTTCCCGCTGGTGCCAACCCGCAGGTCTTCCAGCAGTCCCTGATTCTTCAGGTGGCCGATGGTGTGCGTGGCGCAATCCATCAGGAACTCTTGAGCACCAGCCCCAACTACGCCCTTGCTAGCGCACGTCAGGGGGCGCAGGAAGTTGCCCAGCAGGCCCAGATGATGCAGCAGCAGTTGGGTGTAAGTGGCGCTCTTCCGCCTCCCGGTCAGGGTGGCTCCACTAACATCAATGAAGGCGGCGTAGAGCCGCAGGGTTATCAGCCTAACCTTGCCTATCAGGCTGGCATCCGACGCCCCGGGGTAGGAATGGCTGAAAGTCTCCAGCAGCAGATTGGCCCAAAGGCCAACATCCCCGGAGTCTCTGTTCCCGCTGGAGCGCCAGCGTAATGCCAACAAACAACAACATTGAACTGTGGAACGAGATTCGAGAACAGGCGCTTCAGAAGTGCCTTGATATGGCGCGCGAACTTATTGATTCTTCTCTGTCTCCAGAAGGTATGGCGTTCGGGGACAGGGAACTAACGCGCGGTCAGCGGATTCTTCGTTTCCAGATGGACGCAGCAAGCGGAGCATTGGACATTCTTATGTTCCAAAGCCCACGTATTTACGAAGATTATGTGAACCAGTATCTTCGAGATGTAAAAGAAAGCCCTTTGGTTACTCGGTTTACTAACCAAACTGGTCAGTCGATTGGCGGGGAAATCTAATGGGTCACTACGAAGGGCCGCAAAACCCAAATAAGCCTTTGGAAAATTGGGTTCCAGATTACCCCGGCGACCTTCCTGTTTCTCAGGAAGGTTTTACTGGGACAAAACTTTTTAAGAGTCTTTTTAGCGGCGCTCCTAAAACTGAACCTGTTTCTTCATGGAGCGAAGAATCTAAGTATTACAATGATCCTGTTGAAAAACGAATGGAGATGCTACGGGGCCTAACTAAATCAACTGGCCCTGTTGGTGAGGGGCCGAATGCAGTTTGGCAAACTCCTTCTGGTGTTCCAATTACAGAAGGCAATCTTTTAAAATTAATTGACCAGTCTGGGAAAGATTCAAACGCCGCTGCGCTACTTGAAAAATATCTCGCTCCGGCAAGGCCTGTTAGCAGCGGCGGCCCTCCCGGTTATCTTTATGCGGCTCAGGCAGATCTTGCTCGCGCTCAAGCATCGGCTGCGGAGGCCAATGCCCGCGCTGCCGATGCTGGCATTCGCCAGCGCGACGAAGAGATCCGCCTAAGGACAGAAGAGGCAGCACGTACTGCGTACCAAAACAGGTATGGCAATGCCATGGCCGCTATTGGCGCTGCAACTAATGACAAAACTCTTGAGCAGCAGGGCAGAAACTACGCTTTTAATCAGGCTGTTTCTTCTGCAAATATCAATAACGATATTCAGAAGTTGGTTGTTCAGCGCGAAGATTTGAAGGCGCAGTACGCATACAACGCTTCTGTGGCAAACGCTGCTGCTGTAAATGAGGCTGCTCGTTTTAATGCTCAAATGGGCTTTAATGTTGAGCAGGCCAACATTCAGGCTGAACAGCAGAAGCAGGCGCAGTTGCAGTCATTGGCAAGTAGCATTGCCGAGGCTGCTAAATCTCCCGGTGACTATGGCAAGTTGGCCGCTCTTACTCTTGCCAATACTAGATGGGGTGCCCCTGCTACTGCCATTGGTCGCGGTGCAGATGTGCGCACTACAGAGTCCCTTGCTCCTCTTGAAAGCGAACTGCGTACTCGACGCGATGTTATGGCTCGCCCTGACAGGCCGTACACGTTTACACCAATTCAGCCTTCTGTTGTAAGTGCGCCGGAACTTGGCCCGCTGGATTTAAGCAAGTTCCAGAATCCAACGCAGACTATTACTGGGGCCAATATTGCCCCTGCAAAGACTGCCGAGCAAATTGCCCAAGAGGCTTCTCGCATTGCCAACAACCAGACAACGACGGCAATTGCAAGGTCGATGGGCCTTAACGTTGGCTCTGCCGGTGAGGGTGTCCCGGCGCAGGCAGAGGGCGGGGCTATTCCTCGTTACGAAGATGGTGGCATTGCTCCGCGCGACGCTGGAATCAGCATGGATATGTATGCCGATGCGCTTCGTGCTGGTGCAAATCCAGAGCAAATAAAAGCGTTTTACGACATTGCCATGAGGCAGCAGCAGGCACAGCAGGCACAGCAGGCGCAAGCCGCACAGCCTACTTTCGCTGTACAGCCTGTCCGGGCTGAACAAATTCCAAGTATTGATTCGTTTACACCTTTTGTTCGCCCGCAGGACTTCAATATCACCAACCCTTCCGAGGAGGCGTATAACCCTCGGCCAATTAGTTCCACTCCTTTGGGTGAAATGTATGCCCCCCGACCGGAGGATTACAATTTTTACAATCCTCTTTCTAAAGAGGAGCAAAAGATTGCTGATTACAGCAACCGATGGGCTGCCGCGCAAAAGGATTTCCGAGAAGGAAAAATTTCTCGGCAGGAGTTTGCTGACCGCACCAAGGACATCCCAGACGATGTAGTTGCCACATTCCTTACTGCTGGCTTGATGGGTGCCGGTGCTGCTCTTGGCGTTGGCGGTGGTCGAGCATTGAAGGATTGGATTGGTCGCGGCGCTCAGTACAATTACAATCCTTCCATTGATTACAATGTCCAGCGTTCTGCACTTCCGCCTAATTATGCGCCGCCTGAAAATCCCATTGACCCCAACATCATGCGAAGCATTGGCCTTGGCCGAACTATGGAACAGGCGGAGAGGCTTGGCTTGTACGCTTCTGGTGGGATTTCTAATGGAGCGTATATCTCTGGAGAGCGCGGCCCCGAACTAAACATCCCGCTTGGCGACCAGACGCTGATTCTCAACCAAAAGCAATTGAAGGCCGCTGGTATCGACCTTAAGAAGTTGATGTCTGGGTACAACAAGCCCAAGCAGTTTGCTGACGGTGGAGTGTTTAATACCGGCTGGGGAAACGTTCAGGATCAAGACCGCACTCTTTCGATGCAGTTTTTGAACGATGCTCTTGATCGTGCTCGTGCTGGAACTCCGTGGCAGAACGGGCCACTCCCGACTCCCGTTTACACGTCTAGCCCCGGCTTTAGCCCGATTGTCTCGCAGACTCTTGGCTCGCTGACTGCTATGGCTCAAGGCATTCCGCAGGAATACTTCCAAGAACTTGCTCAGAAGTATGCTCCCAGCGGCCTTGCCCAGAGTTACGGGCGCATGGCGAACATCCAGAGGACGGCGTAATGCCACTTAAGAAGGGTTTAAGCCAGAAGGTTATCGGTCAGAACATCAAGACCGAACTCGAGGCTGGAAAACCATTGAAGCAAGCAATTGCCATTGCTCTTTCTAATGCTGGAAAGAGCAAGAAAGGAAAGAAGTAATGGCTGACCAGTGTGACAAGTGCGGTTCTAACCTTTGCTGCTGTGGCCCAAAGGGGCCTATCTATGCTGACTACTCGGCTCCGAAGGTCAGCGTGGTAAAGCCTGCTGGTTCTAAGTCTACGAATTCGGTGAAGTAGCGTGGCTTCCCCCGCTTGGCAGCGCAAAGAAGGAAAGAACCCTGCTGGCGGCTTGAATGAAAAGGGGCGTGCCTCTGCTCGTGCTGAAGGACATAATCTTAAGCCGCCTGTAAAATCAGGAGACAACCCGCGCCGAGCATCGTTCCTTGCCCGCATGGGCAATGCACCGGGGCCGGAGCGCAAGCCAAACGGGGAGCCAACTCGGTTGCTTCTTTCCTTGCAGGCTTGGGGTGCGTCTTCTAAGGCGGACGCCAAGTCTAAGGCGAAGGCAATCTCGGCTCGTAACAAAGGAAAAAAGTAAATGACTCTCGTTCTCCCTAACGTCGGTGAGACGTTCCTGCTCAACCTGATGACCAACAACGCCAGCACGCAGAACCTGACGCTGCGGCTGTACTCGAACAACTACACCCCGGTTGAAGGCTCAACGTATTCGTCCTTCACCGAGGCTACGTTTACTGGGTACTCGGCTTCCGCGCTGACCGCTGGTTCGTGGACGATTACCGCCGCCGACCCGTCTACCGCTGCGTACCCGCAGGTAACGTTTACGTCCACTGCTGGCTCGCAGAATCAGAACATCTACGGCTACTACGTGACCAGAGCCACTGGCCCCGAGGTTGTGTTTGCCGAACTGTTCACTGACGGCCCTTACAACATCGCTAACAACGGTGACGCCATCAAGGTCACGCTGAACTTCACGATGGCCTAGCCGCAGTAGCGGGATAACTAAGTGGCGCAAACCGTCTTTGGTACGGCCAAATTTGGCACGGACTATTTCGGGTCGTCGCCTAGTACCTACACGTACGCTGGTAGTGGCGGTGGCACTTCTGGTGGTGCCGCTACTACCAGCGTGCTTCACATCAAGGCATACACTGGCTCAGGTGGAGGCACCTCGGGCGGTGCGGCCACTACTAGCGTTCTGCACGTCAAGGCATACAGCGGTTCCGGTGGAGGAACTGCTGGCGGCGCAGCAACAACTTCTGTCCTTCACGTAAAGACATACGCAGGTTCTGGTGGTGCCACGGCTGGTGGCGCTGCCGTAACTCAGAAGATTGTTGTTTACACCTACAGCGGCTCAGGCGGAGCGACTGCTGGCGGTGCCGCTACAACCGAGTTCAATAAGTCGTACCCGTACGTTGGTAGCGGTGGGGCCACTGCCGGTGGTGCTGCCGTCACGCTGTTCGTGGACATCCACGAGTACGACGGTTCCGGTGGCGCAACTGCAGGCGGTGCAGCCACTACCTCTGTTCTTCACATTTATTCCTACGACGGCAGTGGTGGCGCTACAGCAGGCGGTGCCGCAGACACCGTATACAACAGGACGTTCATCTACATTGGCTCTGGTGGGGCCGATGCAGGTGGCGCTGCAACTACTTCGATTGAGCATGTTTATACGTACGTTGGCTCTGGCGGTGCTACTGCCGGTGGCGCAGCGGAGACGTTGTTTGTTCACATTTACGCATACACAGGCAGCGGCGGGGCTACCGCAGGCGGCGCTGCTACCACTGAGTTCTCTCGCGTCTTCCCGTACGTTGGCTCTGGCGGGGCGACGGCAAGCGGTGCCGCTGGCGTACTCCACATCAAGGTCTACACCGGCTCTGGTGGAGGCACGGCAGGCGGCTCGGCGGTCGTCGTCTGGGAGCCTGCCGCCCCCGGCGAAGTCATCGTGTACGACGTGGTCTCTGGAGGAGCAATCGTACTCTCAGAACTTTCTCCCACCGCAGAAGTACACGACACGTTATACGGCGGTACACTAACCCTGATGGATTACGCTCCGTCGGTCGATATGTACGACGTGGCGGTGAGCGGAACGGCGGTCTTGGTAAATGTCTAACTACACAGTCGGGACAATGGTGCGTTTGAACGGCTCGTTCCGCACCATATATGGAGTTCTTGACGATCCCGCCACGGTGACGTTTGAGATGCAGGTTCCAAGCGGGGCAATCACTACGTACACCTACGGTGTAGACAATGAACTTATCCGAGAATCGGAGGGAAACTATTACGTAGATTGGACTACCTCAGAAGAGGGAAACTACACGTACCGATTCTCTAGCATTGGGACAGTGACTGCCGCCAACGAAGGCACGTTTAGCGTCCCTGCATCACCGTTTGTTTAGGAGGTTTTTAATGGCTGAACGACCGAAGACTATGGGTGCCGCGATGAAGAAGGTCGAATCCTCTGCCGCTGACCGCCGCCTCGACAAGATGGCTGGCGTCAAGGAAGGTTCGGCCAAGGACATCCGCGCTGACAAGTTGCAGGCCAAGAACCTGATGGCTGGCAAGCCGCAGGTCGATGGCGGCGTCAAGGCTGCTTATGGCATCAAGAAGATGGCTAAGGGCGGCGCTATGAAGCGAGGTAAGTAATGGCTGGCAAGAGCATGAATTTGGGTGGCGGCGGTCGCTTCGCTGCCATCGAAAAGGCGGCTGCTAAGAACGGTGCAAAGAACCCCGCTGCTGTCGCTGCCGCTGCCGGGATTGCCAAGTACGGTCAGAAGAAAATGACCAAGATGGCTACCGCTGGTCGTAAGAATTCCAAGTAAAGGCGAAGGTTCATGGCAGGTTTTGGCGAACCTATTGACTGGACTAATGCCCGCAGCCAAGAGGCTGCTCAGTACTTTCCTACTCTTCAATGGACAGAACCTGACACAAACATGGAGGTTGACGCCGAAATGTTTGACAACGGGGATTATCCATCTGAGTTTTCCCAGTCTGCCATGAACCTCGCCGGGTACGGCGCTAGCAGAATTAATCAGTCTCGACAGCCACAGCAGCAAGAAGAGCCGGGCTTCTTTGGCAAACTGTTTGGCTTTCTTGCAGAGGTAGACAAGCCTCTATCTCAGCGGCTTGGGTTTAAAGCAGAGGGCGAGGGAGTTGCCCCATCTGTTGCAAACATTGCGATGGAAGAAGCGACTCGCCCATCTAATATCATTCTTTCCCTCGGCGGCCTTGTCACTGGCGGACTTACCACTGAAGCCGCTGGGGCAAGGGCTGTTGCTTCAGCGGCTGCTCGACTTGCTGCTCGCAACGTAGCAACTAACATTGGCGTTAGGATTGCTGCAACTGGAGCAGAGAAGGGCCTTGAAGAACTTGGCGTAGAAAACCCAATGGTTCGCGGGGCAGTTGGCCTTGGGGCTGGGTTTATTGGCGGAGGCGTTGCTTCTCGCAGTTGGGCTAATGTTTTTAAGTCTGGAATTCAGGACGCAGAGCAAAACATTATTCGTTCCGGTATGACCGGAGAAGAGATTTCTTCTACCCTTCAGCGTGCTCGAACCTCCCCTGTAATGTCAGAAGCAGATGCTGCTCGTCTTGCCTATGGCATGACCACTGGGGAAACCACGCCGCTCTCCTCCGCCCTTTCTGAGTTTGAATCTGCTGCCACAAGAGCGCCACTTAGCGCGCGTGAAGTTCTTCAGCAGGAACCAAACTTCGGCAGAATCATGAGTCAACAGCAGCCGGGAGTGTACCGGCCATTTGATGCCGAGTCTGCTGCCACTAACATCATTGCCAAGCAGAGGCAGGATGTTGTTTCAGGTCTTGCCCCAAAGTTTAGCGGAGTAGACATTCCGTTTACAGAAAATTCTCAAAAGGCTTTGTATGAAGTCGGTGAGAATCTTATTAACGATAACAAGTCAAGTAACTTTGACAACATTGTTTCTTGGCTAAAGTCGCAGCCTGAATTTGCTGGTATGTCTGAAGACGACATCTTTAGTCGTGCGCGGCAGTTTGCTGTCCGCACTCAATACGACATTAAGAAAGACCAAGTTCCGGCACTTAGGGAACTAACCCGGTTCGATTGGTTTAAAAATATTCTTAATATCCCAATCCACCTGCGTTCCACTCTTGACCTTTCGAGTGCTAGGCAGTTGGAGACAATGATGCTTGCCCATCCGGGTATGGCAAAGAATGCTTTTGTTTCCGAAGTAAAAGCATTGGGAAGCGAAGAGGGATTTGTAAATCATCTTGTAGGTATTCGCAGCAGCCCCAATGCGAGTATCTACAAAAAGGCTGGCGTTGAATTTGGGGACTTGCTTGATAGCAGGGAGGAAGCAATCTCTTCCAATATTCTTGCGAAAATCCCCGTTGTTGGGAAACTTATCAGGCCAACAGACAGGGCTTATACGGCAGCCATCAACCAGTCTAGGGCAGACCTGATGGATTTCTTTATTGACAAAATCAATAAACTTCCAACTGAACAAGCGCAGCAAATTCTCAGCGACCCAACTGAGATGCAGCGTATTGGCAAATTTGTTATGGCCGCTACCGGCAGAGGAAGTCTGCCGCAGTTTCTTTCCGAGAACAAAGTTCTTGGCCTTCCGGTTTTCTGGGCACCGCGCTTGCTCGCAAGCCGGGTTCAAATTCCACTAACCGCAATATTTGGCGGCAACGAGTTTGTCCGCAATGAGGCCCGTCGCCAACTTGTAACAATGGCAGGTGCCAATATTGGCGCCCTTACTGCCCTTAAATCTTTGGGTGTTGCCGATGTTGAAACAGACCCTCGCTCATCTGACTTTGGGAAAATCAAGATTGGCGAAAGGCGCTTTGACACACTAGGCGGATACGGCCCCATCTTTTCGTTGTTTACACGACTTGGTTATAACGCATACGGCGAGGCAAGTGGTCAGGATATTCCTAATATCAAAACCACTCCCGGCCCAAATGAAGAAACTGATCTGTACGGTAAAACTTCTATGCAAGTTATCGGCAACTTTCTGCGCTCAAAGTTGTCGCCAATCCCAGCAGAAGCACTTAATCAAATTTATGGGCAAGACTTTACTGGACAGAGGCTTGCAAAGCCTTGGAGTGCAGCGCGTGTCAGGGACGCCGCTATTAATTTGCTTGCCCCCCTCGCCGCAGAACAGTGGGCGCAGGAACTTTATAACCAAGTTCCAGAAGCAGCAAAGCAGGACGGGGCACTTGGCGCTTTTAAACAATTGGGCGCTACTACCGCTGCCAACTTTGTTTACATGAATGGCATTGGCGGGGCTTACTATCTGCCTCGTCCAGCCGACCTTGCCGCTATGGGCAAATACAAGGAACTGTCCGGCGAAGATCAGTTGGATGCCATTCGCGCCGCTTCATGGGCGTCAGTCAAAAATTCATTTGGTGCCGGTAACTACAAATCGTACCGAGGATGGCAGGATGCCATGACTAAGGAGTACCAGAAGAACTACGAAGCCGCTGGTTTTGAGCCTGCACTAGCAGCGCAGATGGCGGCAAGTCGTGTAAACAACATGTATCTTTCTCGGAATTACCAGAACATCTCTCGAATGTACGAGACGCAGTGGATTCTTGATAACAAGGATCTGGCCCGCAAGATCGCAAATGAGGAAATGAACAAGCCGTATAACCAGCGCAGGCTCTCGCTTACCCAGCAGCAGTTGAGGCTTCTTCAGTAGGTTGACTATATTTAAACAAATCACTTAACATAATTAGGTCATGGCGCTTGCCAAATGGCGGCGTGATGGAGAGGAGTTTTTAGGTGGCTGTGTCTGTTGGAACTTCGGATCAGCGGCGTGGTTTGTTCGATGATCTGGAAGACGAACTCGTTGAGGATCAGAGTCCGGTTGAGTCCGAGCCTGTACCCTCTCAGGAGGAAGAGTCTTCAGTACCTGAGGCCGACCTTACCCCTGTACCCGAAACCTCCAGTACATTTGACCTGAATTCTCCAGACGGAGTAGCAAAGGCCCTCGAACAGTCCGAGGCTCTACGCAACTATCTGGAAAAGGTGCGTCTCGATACGGCCAATATCGAGCGTCAGCGTTACCAGAAGCAGGTGCAGCAGGAGCAAGGCGCTTCCGACCGAGCCGCCGCTTACCACCAGTCCATCGTTGACAGGCTTATTGCTGGCGAAGACCCGAACGTAATCAAGAAGGAAATCCCTCTGTACGTGACGGCCAACGAGGGTTGGGTTCGAGCGAATTTCATGAAGGAAATGATCGACAGGTCGATGCAGGAAGTCAGCGAGTCTGACCGAAAGCATCTGGAAGACCTCGCTTCGGAAGTTGATTCCCCGGAGTCTTTCCAGCGATTTGCCGACCGAGCCTTTGATTACGCAATGAACTCAAGCAACAGCAAGTTTCTTGCCAACCTTGATTTTGAAAGCCTCAAGGAACATCCGAAGTTTGGGGATTGGATTACTCAGCAGGTGAAGGACAAGATGGAGGAAGAGATGTCTGCCCAGAAGAAGCAGGCGTCTGTTCGCCAGAACGCCCCGAAGGTGCCGAGTGGTGCAGCCCCGACCGGAACAATCAATGTCGAGCAGTACCTTGCAATGGATGAAAAGTCGCGTCAGAACTACCTGACTAATCTCTCTGAGGAGCAGGAAGACGCGCTCATGACGGCTCTTTATGAGTCGGCACGAGGCATTAGTTCTTAGCAAGGAACTGCTAAGAAAGGAAACATAAGCGATGGCGCTCTACCCGAGTACCGTCCAGTCTGCTATTCCGCAGTTGTGGGCGCGCCGCCTGCAGATTGCGCTTCGGAAGATCCTTGTTTACGCGGACTGCGTGAACAAGAACTACGAGGGTGAGATCAAGGAGATCGGTGACAGCGTTCGCATCCAGACGGTTGCGGATGTCTCGATCGGTGACTACACCCGCAACACGTCGATTACGTCGCAGACGCTGACGACTACCGACATTGTTCTGGTCGTTGATCAGGGCAAGACGTTCAACTTCAAGTGGGACGACGTGGACGATGTTCAGTCCACGAAGGGCATTATGGCCGAGGCCATGAGCCGTGCCGCCTACCTGCTTCGCAATCAGGTTGACACGTACCTTGCTTCTACCCTGCAGACTGGCGTTTCGACCTCGAGCCCGAACAACGTCCTGACCGCTGCCACCGTTGGCACCGGCACCGGCGACTCCGATGCGTTTGAACTGCTGGTCGATCTGGCCGTCAAGTTGAACGAGTCGAACGTCCCGGAGGAGGGCCGCTGGGCCGTCGTTCCGCCTTGGTACGCTGGTATGCTGCTCAAGGATCCGCGTCGGTCTTCGTTCGGTACGAACCAGAACCTCGAGGCGTACGCCGATGGGTTCATGGGTGTGGATCAGGTTTCTGGTCTGCGCGTGTACCGCTCGAACAACGTCCCGACCTCGGGCTCGGCGTACATTGTTATCGCTGGTTACGACGACGCTGCGACCTTCGCGAACCAGATTGCGAAGTTCGACACTCGGCCTGCCCCGGATGGGTTCTTCAACTACAACATGGGCCTGATGGTCTATGGCGCGAAGGTTACTCGTCCGTACGGTCTGGCTTCCGTCGCCGCGACTCAGGCTTAAAGAAGGGATAAGGAGTAACAACAATGGCTGACACTGCTGTTGCCGTTACGAGCATGTCCTTCAGCAACGGTACGGCCTCGTCGGGCGATTTTTCGTCCGGCTCGGTCGGTACGTCCGTTACTGCGGGCAACACTGCCGCAATCACCGCTCCGGCTGGTGACACGGCGAACCTCGTGTTCACGTTCTACAACGCCTCGGGTGGCGCGACTGCTACGTTCGTCGCTGGTGACGAGCCGCCGTCTGAGAACTCTGGCATTGGTAACGCCACGGCTATCACGCTGACGGCTGGCAAGCCGTACTTCGTGGTGGTTCCGGCTGGTCGTTACGTTCAGGACGATGGCACGATTCGCATCAACATCGCCACGAACACCACCATTGTGGGTTGCTACCGCCGCCCGCTGGGTAACTAAGTTTGAGGATGTCGCTGAGGCGGTTTCCGCCGAGGCTTCAGCCGAGTAAACGTCATGGACTGGCGCTCACCCGCCAGTCCATGACATAATCATCAAAGACGACCGAGCGGGTTCAGCCCGCCCCATAGAAAGGATGGTCGCGACATGACTGTTTCGACTGTTGCCTTCAGTACTGTTCAGAGCAACACCCACCTCATCTCTGGCATTGCGACCATCGACAACGGTGGCAACGAGACGGCTCAGATTCCCTGCGGTGGCCGTGCAATTGTCCGCATCAACGCACCGGTGATTGACTCTTCCAAGATTAGTTTCAACGTCGTGCCGTACCCCGGTGCTACCGCTCAACTTGCTCACGACCTGACTGACACTAAGTACGAAATCAACACCACTACTGGTAGCGCCTCGTTTGTTGTGGCGTACCTGTCCGGGTGCTACTCGTTCAGCATCGTGACTTCCAACAACCAGACCGCTGCCCGACAGTTTCAGGTGCAGTGCGTTGGTGCAACCCCGTCTTCGGTGGCTGTCTAACCTAAAGGACTAAGCCTGATGGCGACCAGCATCAAGACCATCTACGAGCGGGCGGCTCGCAAGATGGGCAGCATCACTGGCAAGGTTGGCGGCCCCACTTCCACGAACGTCGTGCTGAAGTCTCTTATCGGCACGACTGGAGACAACTCGCAGTACGCTGGCGACCTGCTCTGGTTCCTCGACTCAGACGCAGGCTCGCGCGAGCGCATCATTACTCAGTGGGTGGACGGCTCTGGTGTCGCCATCTTTGCCCCGCTGTCCGACCTGCCTGTCGCAGACTCCACGTTCATCCTCAGTCCGCGTGAGAACTACACGTTGGGTGAGATGGACGAGGCGTTCTACAAGGCGTGCCGCGACACGTGGCGGACGTACCGCATGGTTGTCCCTGTCACCCCGAACTTCCGCTATCAGGTTCTTAACAACCTGTCGTGGCTTCAGGGTGGTGGGCGTGTAGACGCTGTGTTTCGCTCTGACTCACCGCTCATGCTGCACAACGAGGACTTCTCTTTGTGGCAGGATGGGCCAAATGAATCCCCTGACTCCTACTCCCTTGAGGGAGATGGGACTGTAGAGCGGGTTACCGGTGGAGTTCGCAGCCTTTACGCTGCGCGTCTGACCGCCAGCGGCGGTACGGTCAGGCTGACGCAGGGTATCCCGGCTAGCCTTAACCAGTGGATTACTCGACGCACATTCCCCGTCTACATTCAGATGCGCTCTGCTTCGTGGCTGTCCACCACTGACGCAAACAAAGTGCGGGTGTTTATTCGATACACCGATAACGGCGTCACTAACTACGTTTACACAGACGACTATGCCGATGCACTCGGCAGGCCAGTGTTCCCGTATGTTTCCATGACCCCATCGGCTTCAATGGATGATTTCACTTGGGGTGTCGAGGTTGCCGATGGTGGTAGTTGCGACATTTCATTTGCTGGCTTGATGCAGAACACACTGGACTTCAACTCCGCTTATCAGATTAAGGATGCTGGCTCCCAGTTCTACAAGGAGTATCAGGTCAACGACGTGGTGCGTAACGTCGGCGGGCAGCCGATGATTGAATACATGAACTACCCAGCTACGTGGGGTCAGTCAATCATTTACACGCGCCGCCAGTTCCCTTATTACGACCCTTACACGGAAAGCGTAGAAGACCAGTACGCCGAGATTCTTGAGGCTGGGATGCTGGTGTATCTACTTCAGGCGCAGAAGCCAAATCAGGACAGGTCGCGCCTTGACCGTGTGCTGGCTGAAATGACAAGCATTTGGAACCGCAGGAACTCTAACCAGATTGACCTGCCGGTTCCGCGTCCGCCTACTCAGGCGATTACTGGTGGTGCATAAATGCCGTACATTTGGTCTGCTCAGGACACGGTTGAGCCTATTGCTGGCGATACCATTGCAAGTATTGCCAACTTTGCAAATTATTCTGTTCTTTCCGGTTGCGGTCTTACTTATTCTTCCTCTGTTATGACTGTAACCGTTGCGGCTGGATTTGTTTCCCACAACGGTTCTTCTGTGACTGTGGCTGGTAACAACGTCACGCTTGTTGCAGATACCACGAACCCGCGCTGGACGTGGATTGGCGTTAATTCTTCCGGCACCGCAGAGATTGTTAGCGGTACTGCCGCTGCAACTCCTACCGTCCCTGCCATTGGCGACCGCGTTGCACTCGCCCTTGTGTACGTTCAGGCAAACTTGGCTATCGCCAACAACGCTACGTACAAGTTGGACAAACGAGTCTTTAATAACGACACAACTAATACGCCGGGTTTTATTCAGAAGGTAAAGACTTCTGACCAAACATTTACAAGCAACACAACTTTGGCAAACATTACCGCAAGCAGTGGTAACTTTGCTTTTTCTATTGCTGCTAATGAAATTTGGCGCGTTGAATATTACATGATTGTAGAAAACTCTACTGGATCACTTAATACTGCTGGTGCCAAGTTTCAGTTAACCGGCCCTGCTTCGCCTACCTCTGTAAGCATTACAGGAAATGTTGTTACTGGTATGGCTGACTCTAGTGCTGCTGGTGCGGCTGGTGTTGCGCCTTTCGCGGAAGTAACTGCTTTTTCTACAAACATTGCTGCTTACAATGCAAACAATTCATGGATTACAGGGCAGTATCCGACTGACACTATCTTTATGTATCCAATTGTCACTATCAATGCCTTGATTAGAAACGGATCTACGGCAGGTACTGTGACTTTGCAGGGCGCACAGAACACCTCAAGTTCCAATAGTACGAAATTTAAGGCCAACTCGTACATGCGTGCAGTAAAGGTTGGATAAATGAAGCGTTATCTCATGACTAGTGACGGTCGATGGTGCGCCGCTGTTATTGAAGACGCTGAATTCTTTGATAACGGCGTTGATTACGCAGAGCGTGCTTGCATTACCTACGGCCTTCCTGCTGGATCCCTTGTTGCCATTAATAAGCAGGACGGTGAAGACGACCCGCGTACTGGCGACATCATTGATGTTGTGCCTGAGGAAGTTGTTACGGAGTAGTACATGCCGGGTGGCGACAACCGAAACATCAACATCTTTCTTCCCTCGGAACTGGTAAGTCCGGGGGAACCTCAGGTGTTGCAGTTCGCCATCCTTGATGATGTCAAGATTGCTGGCGACAAAAGGGCAATTGTTCGTACCTATCGAGATGCCAACGCATCTGACGCAGGGCGCATCAGGCGTGTGCAGTGGGAAATCTGGGGGCCGATTGGGGCTTCTCTTGAATCTACTGCCGGTCGCCTTAGCACTGACTTCTGCCGCAACCTTGAAACTCGGTGGGAGCGCAGGCTTATTTCTGCTGGTCAGCAAACGGAAGTGGAACTTGATGGGCTTGACCCATCTGCTACTGCTTCTGTGTTTGGCACCGCCATCTTTGGGAGCAGCACGTTTTACAAGGGGCCGGGTTCTTTGCCCGGTCAGGATGTTGTGGTCTTTGATGAGCAGGATGGCTATCTGTTTGCACACCGGGGCAACCTGTCTACCCAGATTAGGCTAGACAACTTTGACCTTGTTCAGACGGTAGACCACAACTACCCGGTTGTTGACGCTGCACTATGGCGCACGAAGGGGCGCATTGCCTTTGGGGAGTACATCCCCATGCAGACGCGGGACTATGTAGACAGCACTGGCTCTACATATATCGACACCGTAGCCATTGCTCCTGCCCAAGATGTCTATGCACAGGCAGTAAAGCGCGGCTCTGACCGTGCTTGGTATATCGACGCTGACACTTCTGGCACGACGTATAACTACGCTGGCTACACGCTCGATGCATTTGAGACTTTGGCCGCACCGTTTCAGGTAGGCGACCCTGATGTAAACACTACTGGCATCGGGCCGTTTGGCCCGTTCACCATGTTCGGTGCCGAGGACAACCTGTATTCCTTCACCGACCAAGGCAAGCCAGTGCCGCTGTCTCGTGCGCTGCTCAACCACCTGACTGACCACAACGGCCAGCAGTGGGCCGACCCCGGATGGGGATGGAACTACGCCATTACCAGCATCGGGCTTCGTGCCATTCAGCCGGGAGTGGATAACCCCGTCGGCATTGGTGAGCGAATGCGTGGTTTCACTGGACACGACGGTATTCCCCACGCCATTTGGGCAGAGCGCGGTGAACTCTGGTGCGTGTACCGCACGACCAATGGGGAACTGTACGCATACCGTGGAGCGTTCGGCCCAGAGACTGCCAACACTGGGCAGCCGCTGTGGTTCCCTTGGTTCTATGAGTCGAGCGCAACTTGTGGCGCGCTGTTCTCATCTGTCCGTGGTCTTGATGACCCGCTCAAGAACTACCACGTCTTTTCAGGCAACGGCACCAACATGCGCTACATGCTTGGTGCGTCTGACGGCAGAGACGACCTTTGTGATAACTACCTTTACTCAATCGAGGGGGGCAACTGG